CGTTCCACAGTCCATAACGTTCCTGGTTTCACGCCAGGGTTCAGGCGAGGATAGTCTCCTGTTAAGCGGGATCGTAGCTATCGAACCAAGGGCCTCGCGCGATTGACCGTTCCTTGGCCTCCTTGCCTTCGCAAGTCCGCGAGGATGTCTCGGGATCATTGCACCATTCTTGGGCCTCTTCCAGTGTTAAGCCAGTGTCAAGAATGATCCGCTGGCCGTTGAAATAGCATCGGTGCAGGGTATATGTGGTCATTGGTCTGGTCTCCTTGGGTTGCTGCCGCCTTGGCATGGGCTACATCATATGCCAGCCGTTGCCAAGCAGAAATCATGCAAAGGGTTAACAGGTGATTATCGGCCATTGCCGTCACGCTCAACTGCTGTGACATAGACGGCTGCACCTGTCCACCGATCTAGGCGCATTGCCCCTATTCCGTCGATAGTCTGCACTGTGTATCGCGTTTGGCAGGCTATCAGAATGAATGCAGCGGCAATGGCTGCAAGAATGAGTTGGGTGGTCCGCATGGCGTGGTCTCCTATCGGCATGAGTGCCGATGGCGTGGACATACTCGCAATCAATCGCGGTGGCAAGGGGAAGCATGAAATAGGGTTAAAATTCACTTGCGGTCTAAAAGCGGCATCAGTGTCTTTGATGACTTATGTCCCGTTCCACGGGAACATAAGGTCACAAAGATGCAAAGTCAAGCCCAAAAGTACTATTTCGTCTGGCCTAAGAGGGGATTAGCGTGATATATCATAGGCTTGCCACGCCACATTAAATATAGTTAATGAAAAATGAATGTGCGTGCAGGTTGCTAGTCCCACACGCACATTTTATATAATCATATCAAGGCATTAGCCGATATATCAGGTTGCAATGCTATCGGCATAGTCATAGAAAGCTTGCACTAGGGCTATTCCATGGGGATTAATGACAGGTTGCACTTGTAGCTGAATATCGGCATATGCTTCCTTTGCGGTGGCTAGGTTAGTTGCCGCTTGGGCTTTAGGCATTGGCTTGCGTTTCATGGTGTCCTCTCCTATTGGCATCATTGCCAGATCGAGGCATAGCATGGCGCTCTATAGCTCACAAGCAACCACAAGCTGTATTCGTGCAAGAGCCACAGCACGCAACATAGTGTCGCGCAATTATATGTCGTCACATGAGATATATTATTACAATATCACTCGCAACCTATTGATATATCAAGACAAATAGACCGGGGGCGTAGGCCAGCCGACCCCTGCCTTACGCATCGCCCGCGTTATTCGCTCCCCCTCCTATTTTTCGCGCAGAATTTATACGAATGGGCGACGCCGACGGTCTCCGCGGCGTAATTTTATTGCGCGGCGGCCCAATCCGAGCTAGTGTTGATGCTGCAGGGGAATTCGCTTGACTTCGGGGAACTCTCAGGCTAGTGTCCTCTCATGGGCACAGACCTGACCGTTCCAGACATTGACGACGAAAGCCTCGGGCCGGCCATGCGGAGGTGCACCGCGCTCCAAAGGCGCTTTGTCCTGGCCTGTCTGATCATCGGCGGCGGCCAGCATACCCGCGCCGCTGGAATGGCGGGCTACTCAGGTGATGCTCACCAGCTCTCGGTGACCGGGTTCCGGGTCGCCCACACCCCCTACGTCCAGGCGGCGATCCTGGAGGAGGCGGCGAAACGGCTCGGGGGCTCCGCGATCGAGGCGGTCAACGTGGTCCTGGAGCAGATGTCCGACCCGAAGTGTTCCCCGCGGGACCGGCGCGCCGCGGCCGAGATGATCCTGAACCGGACTGGGCTGCATTCGAAGACCGAGCACTCCGTCACGGTCACCCAGGATGTCGGCAAGAATACGGTGATGCTCGAAATGATCCGCGCCCGGCTCAAAGCCAATCCCGACTTTATCAATTCGGTCCCGGAGCCAATCCGGTTGATGCTGGAAGTTGACAAGACGGCCGCAATCCCCGCAGAGTACACCGAGGTCGATCCCGAACTCGATGCCCTGATGGGGGAAAGCTGATGAAACATCTTCTCTATGAGTTGAACGAACCTAATAAGAAGTACCCGGCCTTCCTCCTGGTGCATCGGGAAGATGATGAGGTAACCCTCACCGTTCGCAGTCCGCAGCGGCCGAGCGAGGTCGCCGGGGTTCTGATGGCTGGCAACTCCGGTTGCGTGGCTCTCAACAGTAAGGCCATCATGAATTTGATTGTAGTGCTGGGCGACCTTCTACCGCACGCGACCCATTTGAAAGCGCTGGCGCCGCCAGAACTCCCATGTCCACCTACGGAGTGGAAATGAAATCATTCCTGTTCGCTGCCACGCTTTGGCTTTTGCTGCTGCTCGGGATATGCTGGGACCTGGCGCATGTCGTCTGAACCCACTCCGCAGGAGCTGAAGGACACCCTTGCGTTGCTCGACGCGATGGAGGACCATCGGCGGTTCAACAAGCTGTCGTACTTCCACCCGTACCCGAAGCAGAAACTCTTCCTCGATCTAGGAGCAACAAAACGTGAGCGTCTCTTCATGGCAGGTAACCGTGTCGGGAAAACCGAAACTGGAGGCTTTGAAGTGGCTTGCCACCTTACGGGTCTGTATCCCGACTGGTGGAACGGTAAACGCTTCGATCATCCTACCAAAGGATGGGGAGCCGGCATCACGTCTCTCAGTGTTCGAGAAGTCATGCAGGAGAAGCTTTGTGGTGAAGCCGGCATTACCTCCCTACATGGAACCGGAATGATCCCGAAAGAGTTCTTGCTGGGCTACACCCTGGCCCGAGGCGTCTCCAATGCGTTCGATACATTGCGTGTACAACATTTTACAGATGGAGTGAAAGATGGCATCTCGTCGTTTAGTTTCAAGAGCTATGAGCAAGGTAGAGACAAATTTCAGGGAACAGCCCTCGACTTCGGGTGGTGCGACGAAATGCCCACGCAAACCCAAGCGGACATATACCCTGAGTTCCTCACGCGCCTTGCTGGCGAAGGCATTATGCTTGTCACGGCCACGCCACTCCTGAACACCTTGGTCGACCAGTTCACCAAAGAGGTGTCACCGGATCGCGCGATGGTGCAGATGATCCTGGATGATGCCGAGCATTACACGGCCGAACAGAAGCGAGCACTGGTTGCCTCCTGGCCGGCGCATGAACGCGAGACGCGGCGCCTCGGCATCCCGATGGCCGGCTTTGGCCGCGTCTTCCCGTACGACGAAAACACCCTGAAAGAGCCCTATCTCGACTACATCCCGCCAGCGTGGGTCAAGCTATGGGGCATCGACTTCGGGATCGCGCATCCGTTCGCGGCCGTCTTGTACGCCTGGGACCGCGACAACGATGTGGTCCACATCCTGCACTGCATCCGGGTCAAGGATCAGCAGCCAATCCATCACGCGGCAGCCATGAAGACATACGCTGCAGCGGTGAAAGTCGCCTGGCCTCAAGACGGCACCGCGCGCGAACACGGCAGCGGGCAGCCACTGTCATCCATCTATCGCGCACAGGGTTTGCAGATGCTGGCGAACCATGCGACGTTCCCCGATGGCGGCTACTCGACCGAGGCCGGCTACGCCGAGATGGATGGGCGCATCACCACCGGCCGCCTGAAAGTAGCGGCGCACTTGTCCGACTGGTTCGAAGAGTTTCGCAATCTGCATCGCGACAAGAACGGCGCAATTGAAAAGGTCAACGACGATTTGATGTCGGCTACGCGCATCGGAATTATGATGCGGCGCTTCGCGGCGCCCGCGCAGCTCGGTTCAAAGTTTAGCCGCAATCGGCAGACGATGGCCCGCGACATTGACTTTGATCTCGATTAACCCCTTAATGTCAGTCCAGGTTCTCCCTGTACCTCCAGTCTAGGAGAGGGCCCGTAAACGCTGGGAATATACGCGGCCCCAGACCTGGAAGAAATTCGTGTCAGAAATTTGTGTACAAATTTCGGACAAGCCCTGAGGAGAAGCTGATGCCAAATGATCCGTCCGATCCGCGCAACGACCCGAACTACGCCAAAGAGCGCGCTGCCAATATTGCCGCGCACACTGCGGCCGCGGCGAAGGCTGCCCAAGCCGCTGCGCCTGTCGCTGCGCCTGTGGCTGCTGTCACTGCGCCTGTGGCTGCTCCTGCTGCTCCTGCTCCTTCGGTTCTTCAGTCGTTTGAAGCCGGGGTCGCGGCGCTCGTCCACAAGATTGAAGGCAAGTAAGAAAGTTTCCTGAGAGGGGGTGGTGCCATGCTCAAAACCGCTTTCGCAGTCGCTGGGATAGTGCTCGGCTGGGTTCACTACGCACATGCGTGGGAACAGAAGCCGATGAACCGGCAGATCGACCAGACCAACTTCCTCAGTAACGCCAATTGTTCCGCTACCTTGGTCAACAAAGACAAGGGCTATCTGCTGACGGCCAACCATTGTGTGGCGGATCAGTACACCATCGTTGACCGCGACACCTACGACGCCAATGGCAAGGTCACTACCGAGAAGGTTCGGGTTGCGGTGCCGGGCACTGTCACTCAATTGATCTTCAACGGCCCGGACGAAATCGCCCGCGCTATCTATGTGGTCAAGGTCATCAAGAGTGATGCGGCCACCGACCTGGCCTTGGTCCAAGTCGTCTCGAAACTCCCCAACACGCAGGACGCTCCAATAGCCTGCGCACAGCCGGTACGCGGCGATAAGGCCTATGCGGTCGGCAACCCATTGGTGTTCTTGTATGCCTCGGTCTCGGAAGGGATCGTCGCCAGCACCCAGCGTAACTACCGAATGATCGGGATCGACAGCGACAATGGTTTCACCCAAACAACCACCTCGATTAGCGGCGGCAGCTCAGGTGGCGCTCTTTATAATGATCGTGGTGAAATTATTGGCGTGGTGGTTCGCGGTTCCCCTGGCATAGCGCTATCAGTTCCGCTATCAGACGTTCAAGCTTTCGTGAAAGGCTACGCCGCCGAGAAGTGCTCATGATCCAGCTCTACATTTTCTGGGTAGCGTTATGGCAAGAGGGGATGCGGGTCTCACTGGAGGAAATGTATGGACACCCCAGCCCCTAGAAGTTCCGGCCCAGTCGCCGCCGTCCTCGCCATCACGATCCCTTTTCTTGGGTTATGGGAAGGCATCGACCATGTTGCCCGCCACCAAGCCATTGACCCGTCAGGGGTTATCACGTATTGCAACGGCCTTACGAACTATGACAACCCTGATGTACGGGTTGGTGAGGTCTTTTCTGACGCCGAGTGCGCCAGATTGTTGCGCGGCGAACTCCCCCGCTACCTGCGAATGGTCGACCGACAGATCAAGGTGGCCATGCCTCCCCACCGCTATTCGGCGGTTTTGTCCTTTACATACAACGAAGGGGAGGGTACACTGAAGAAATCGAGCATCAAGCGGGACATGAATGACGGCATGACGGTCATGGCCTGCAACGATTTTATGAAGTACGATGTGGCGAACCATCGGGTGCTTCAGGGGTTGGAGAACAGGCGCCGTGCGGAGCGAACCTATTGCCTAATGGAGAATTGAATGATAGCCCTCAAACTTGCCGTCGCTGGGATCGGCCATCTGGTTGCCGATTACAGTGCTCTCTCGGTACTCGCTGGGGGCCTGATTGCCCTGGCCTTTTTGTCCCAGTTTATCCCGGTGGTCGGACCTTTCCTCACGAAGTTCCGCGCGGACCTGTTATGGGCGGCAGCGCTTCTCATAGCGATGCTCCTGTGGGGAGCCCACATTCAGCACGACACCAACTTGCAGTGGCAGGCCAAACAGGCGGTACTGGACAAGGCGGTGGAGAAGATTGTTACGCAGACGACCCCGAAGCCGGCCGCGAGCCATAAGGCTCCGCGGGATCGATGGGACCGGAAGGGAAACTGAAATGAGAAGCTTTATCTTATCAGGTTGTGCCCTGATTATAGGGTTTGCCTTATCAGGCTGTGATGTGAAGGACCTGCCTCCGAGCAGCATCGCACCAATCTGCGCCGCCCTGGTTGGCCCAATCTCCTACAACACGCGCAACAAAATGTCGCAACGCTACGCTGCTTACCTACTGGCTCTCGATATTCACCAGCGCAATGAGATCGGGAGAAAACTCAAGTGCCCGCAGTACAAGTAAAATGTATTCTGGCCCTGGCTTTTTTGATTGGCTTCGCCGGAAGTGCAAGCGCACTCACATGCTCGCAGGTGCGCTGGGCAGTGAAGAATATGTCCCCCGATCTGTTGGCCTCCTATGTAGCTGCGGCTACGCCCGCGCAGATTGCGTTCGGGAGGAGGTGCTTGCGCCCTCCACACCACAAGGCTCGGCGCCGGCCCCGGCATTGACCGCGCAATAAAATTAGCCTATAGTGCTCGAAACGCAACATTCTTGCGCGGAGCACATCCCTATGGCTGAACAGTCCCCCGGCAATCCACCCGAATTGCAAGCGCATCTCGATGCGTTCTACAAAGCCCACACGGCCGCGATCTCTGCGTACAAGACGGGCACCGAGAAGGCCGCCCCCGGCGCCGCGGGCTCCATCGCCCCCGAAACTGTTTCTGGCTCGATGGGTCTCAAGTAAATGATGAACTCCAAGAACGTGGGCCTCTCCGGTATGTCCGGCATGGACATGGGACTTGGTGACCGGGTGCAATCCCAGCTTGATCAGCAGGAAGCTGAACGCAAGAAAAAGGGCATCAAGCCGGACGCTCTTAGTTCGTCTGGCATGATGATGTTGCTGGGTAACGCTTCGCCCTCACCGGAACAGTAATATGGCCGACGAACTCAAAGAGATCACTGCAACCGCGATGATGCAGAACGGCCGCGCGCAAGACATCGTGATTGACAGTCTGCGTGAGTTCGCAGAAATGCAGTCCTGGCGTTCCGCCACTGCCGAGCAGTGCGAAGAAATCGCTGCCCTCCTGATCCCTGCCCACCGCAATACGTTCTTCTTCGGCACAGCCAATTGGCCTGGCATGAAGAAAACCGACCGCCAGGTTGACAGCAATGGTCAGCTCGCACTCGACAAATTCTCTGCCATCTGCGACAGTCTGCTGACGCCGCGCAATATGTTTTGGCATGGGCTCAGTTTCCCCAAGCAGCTCATGAAGAACCGAAAGGTGCGCCTATGGACAGAGCAAGCACAACACGCGATGTTCAAAGCCCGGTATACCGATACGGCGAACTTCGCTTCTCAAAATCAGATGATCTTCCAGGGCCTCGGCGCCTATGGCACGAGTGGCATGTTTGTGGACAAATTGCATTCACTGGAAGGCAAGCGGGGATTAAGGTACAAAGCCATCCCACTTGGGGAACTATATATACGCGAAAATCACCAGGGGAGAGTCGATGGCTTTGTCCGGTGGTTCCGGTTGACGGCTGACCAGGCCAAGAAACAATTCCCGGAAAGTTTCCCGCCGCAGCTCCAGGCCGCGCTCGATCAGCGCAGCCAGACCAAGTTTGATTTCATTCATCGCGTCGTTCCTCGGTACGACTGGGACCCCAAGAGCCTGGCCGCGAAGAAGATGCCCTATGCTTCGTATTACATCTGCCTCACCAGCCACACGCTGTTGAGTGAAGGCGGCTACCGCACGTTCCCACTTCCGATCACTCGGTACACGCAGGCCCCTGGGGAAGTGTACGGTCGTTCTCCTGCGATGCAAGTTCTGCCCTCGCTCAAGACCCTCAATGCAGAGAAGCGGGTGTTCCTCAAACAAGGCCACCGAGCGAGTGATCCTGTACTACTAACAGCCGACGATGGATTGTTCGATCTATCGCTCCGACCTGGAGCAATGAACAAGGGGGGCATGTCGCCTGACGGCAAACCCCTCGTCGGCATTCTTCCTTCAGGACAAATTCAGATCACCGAAAAAATGATGGACATGGAAGTGGCCATCATCAAGGACGCCTTCCTTGTGCTGCTGTTCCAGATCATGACCGAGACGCCGCAGATGACGGCGACCGAAGTGATCGAGCGCACCAATGAAAAGGGCATCCTCCTGGCGCCCACGAGTGGCCGCCAGCAATCCGAATACCTCGGCCCACTGATCGAGCGCGAGTTGGACCTGATGGTTCAGCTTCGCCTGCTGCCGCCGCCTCCGCAAGAGTTGATCGAGGCGAAGGCCGAATACGAAGTCGAGTACACGTCCCCAATTTCTCGGGCCATGAAGGCACAAGAAGCCTCGGGCTTTATACGCACGGTGGAAAGTGTTAAAGAACTGGTGAATATCACTGGTGACCCGAGCCTTCTTGATCCATTCAATTTCGACAAAGCCATTCCAGCCATTGCGGAAATCCAGGCTGTGCCGGAAAGCTGGATGGCCACGGCACAAGAGATCATGGCCAAGCGCCAGAACCGCGCCAAGGCGCAGCAGGCGCAGCAGCAAATCCAAGCGCTGCCGGCGCAGGCCGCGATGATCAAAGCACAGGCCGTTGTTCACAAGAACGAACCCGGCGTAGCCCCTGGCCAAGGTGGCATGGGTGGCCCGCAACCACAGCAAGGACCACAACCTGGAGGAATGTAAATGGCACGCTTAACGGTGCAGAAGGTCATCGACAACACGATGGTCTTTCTTCGTGATCGGTCCACCGCCTACAAGCTGGCGATCACTTCGCCGGCCGGCCAAATGATGTACGGCGATCTCCTGAAGTTCTCGCGCTACGCTCAGGGCCCGGCCGACCCTGATCAATTCCAAACATGGCGGCTTATCGGCCGTCAGGACATGATCCGCCGCATCCAGCAACACGTCAATCTAACCGACAACCAGTTATTCGCGCTGTATAACGGGTCGGGTTTCCAACCATCCACAGCGCCAAAGGACGATGAAGACGATGAGTAATGTTGACACAACCACAACGGCCGCTGCCCCAGCAGCGACAACTGCTGCGGCGACAACGGCTGCTCCTGCTGCAAAATGGTATGACGGGGCTGAAGCCTCCCTCATTGGCCATTTACAATCTCACGGTTGGGATACGAAGACCCCGACTGAAGCTGCCCTGGCTGCGGTGCAATCGCACCAGGCTGCCGCCAAGCTGATCGGGCATCCGCCCGAGAAGGTGGCGCGCATCCCAGAGCCCAATGATGAAGCGGGCTGGAAATCTTTCTACGAACGCCTCGGTGCCCCCTCGGACGCCAAGGCTTATGACTTCTCCAAGGTGACTTTTGCTGACCCAGCTCAAGGTGACTTCGTGCGCGCGCAAGCGGCAGCGTTGCATCTGAACCAGAATGCGGCTCTCGTCCTGGCGCAGAATGTAGTCGCGAATGCGGCGAAGGCGGCGGCTGCCACACTGGCGGACAATACTGCGGCTATTAACACCGAACGCGATGCCTTGAAGAAGGACTGGGGAGCCAATGAAGCGGCAAACCTGTTCACTATTCGCCGGACGGCTGAGGCCCTTGGTGTCTCCAAGGAACAAGTCGATGCCCTCGAAAAGATGGACGGCATGGGTTATGCCAAGGTCATGGCGATGTTTCTCAACATCGGCTCCAAGATGGGGGAGGACACTTTCGTTCGTAACACCGCCCCCGGTGGTACTGGTTTGATGTCTGGCGAACAGGCTTCCGCACGTAAGGCGGAACTGCTTTCCGACAGTGCCTGGACTGCTCGCTACCAGGCTGGTGGCAAAACCGAACTCCGCGAGATGCTGGCGGTTCAGACCGTCCTCTTGGCGGCTGGCAAGTAATATACGCGAGCGCGCATAACTCAGTTTTATACGCGCTCGCGCATCTCTTGACATAATAGGTCGTCTTGGCCTATAGTGCCTTCGGAAAAAAAGTCCGTCAGAACCCTATGGCGGCGGACTGGTTTGATCGGCCCCCTGTTTTGGATAAGGCCACATCGTAATTCTCGTGGTCTTATTCTAACAGGAGCCTCAAATGGCAAGCTATGACGCAGGGCTAGTCCCTCTCTACACCGCGCAGTACAGCACGAACCTCGAATTGCTCTTGCAGCAAAAGGGTTCGAAGCTCCGCGGCTTCGTCGATACCGGCGCGCACGTTGGCAAGATGGCTTCGCCCATCCAGCAAATTGCGCCCATCACCGCGAAGGCCCCCGCTGGGCGTTTCGCTCCCAAGGACAACACGCAGGCGACCTTCGTCCGACGCTGGGTGTTCCCGTCAGAACTCGACGTGAACCAGCTCTTGGACGGTTTCGACCAGCTCCAGACCATCGTTGATCCGAAGTCTGGCTACACTCAGAATGCCGCCAATGCGATCGGCCGCGCCTATGACGACAGCATCCTGACTGCGGCGACTGCGGCCTCGATTACCGGCGTCGATGCCGGCAACCTCGGCTCGGAAGCTTTCGGGACGAGCACCACTAACTACACGACTGACACTGCGATGGGCTACATCATCCAGGACAGTTTCGGCGCCTCTGCCGCGACTGGTCTGACGGTGGCGAAGCTGATCGAGCTGAAGCGCGCGTATCGCAAGTTCCACGTTGACCTCGATCAAGAGGGCGCCGTGCTGATCATCGGTTCGCAGCAAGAAGCCAACCTGCTCTCGCAGCAGCAGATCGTCAGCCGCGACTACAATGATGCGCCGGTCCTCAAGGACGGCAGCCTCAAGCGGTTCCTCGGCTTCGACATCGTGGTTATGGAACGAGTTCCTCAGAGCACTGTCGGTACGACCCGCGGTTGCGTCTCCTTCGTCAAGTCCGGTGTCTATCTCGGCATCTGGCGCGACCTGATGAACAACGTCTCCCAGCGCCTCGATCTGTCGAGCGAGCCCTGGCAGCTCTACACCCAGGCGATGTACGGTGCGACCCGTACCCAGCTCGGCAAGGTGTTCCAAGTCAACTGCGCCGACACGACCGGCGCCGACATCAACCCGTAAGGGTGAAATCTTACCGGCCCAGGGAACTTTCCTGGGCCGGCCTACTTCCCCCTCAGTAGGGGGAACCCTATCGGCCCTGGGAACCCCCAAGGTCGTCGATGGCGAAAGCCAGAACGTACTGAAAGGACTACCCAATGAGTGCGACAATTACAGGCAAAGCGGTGAACCTTACGGTTCTCGACGTTGCCCCCGCTACCGGCTATGCCGGTGTCCCGACCCTCTCCGCGGGCGAAGGCGCCCCGGCGCGCGTCAAGATGATCGAAGATATGTTCGCGTTTCCAAGCACGAACATGGATGCCGGCTCCTGGTTCAAGTTGCTGCGCTTCCCGTCGACCGCCAAGGTCAAGAAGCTTCGCATCTGGACCGATGGCATCATCGACAATACCGTGACCACGGCAGTTCAGATTTTGTCGTTTGGCGTGATGTTCTCGGACAGCACGATTGACGGCACCCCGACGGGCGTCCGCGGTCTCGTTCCGAATGCCTCGGGCCTCGGCACTACGGTTACGGTGCCCACCTCCACTGGCTTCAATGACGTGTTTGGCACGCTGATCGCGCAGCCAACCGCGCAGGCAGCCATCCTGATCGAGGATTTGCTCACAAACCAATCGCCCTCGACCAAAGCCTTCGTCGGCCTTACCAACTACGGCACCCCGACTGTTTCGGGCGCCCCGACTGTGCTCACGGCAATGGAAACTCCGCTGATCAACCTTCTGGGCTTCCAGTCTTCGACTGGCGTTCCGTGGGCTGCGGCCGGGTACTTCGATCTCTACTGCAAGGTGATCACGGCTGCGACGACGCAGCATGGCGCGAACATCTTCGCGCAGCTCACCTACGCCGAGTAACATCGGTCTGCACTACTAACATCGGTGATGTTAGAACGACCCCGGAGCCCAAGGCTCCGGGGACCAATTTAAGGATGATCCGATGGCTCGCGTTTCGGTCCAGCTCAGTGGCAACCCGGTGGTGGTCGATTTGAACACCGCGTATACGGCGATGACTACGGCTGTCACGGCAGTGGGCACTGCGCGCACTTCGGCCTCGGAGGCCAACGCGACTGTGACCACCCAGATCGCGGCAGTTCAGACCCTCGTCACGGCCGCAGCTATTACGGCCCCCGTTCTGGTCGATGTCAATTTGGCGGTCATCACTTCCGTCTATGAGTTGCAAGTGGCCTTCGCTAAGATCGTTGACCAATTCCGCAGTTCATTCGGCCTCAAATAAGGAGTTGACTATGGCTTCAGCATATTACGGCGCCAATCGCGGAACCTCGCTCGGTCTGATCCCCAAGGACTTGACGACCAGCGCTAGTTCTTCGGGTTCCACCGACATCGAAATCCGTATCGACCTCACGAAGAATTGGACCCGGCGCGAAATCGCGGAGTTCCTTCACATCGCGGCGGACAAGTTCGCGTGCCCGGAACTTGGTGGTGATCTCCCCGAGATATACGGCGCTGACCTCTAAGGAGCCGCTATGCGCGCAGTTGACGGATACGCCCTAAGCAACGTGGCTGCGGCCACCTACAAGTTTGGCTTGACTGGTGGCATCTATGCTTGGGGTTACAAGGGCACTGGTTCGGGCACCGTGGACCTCAGAATTCTAGGCCCTGATGGATCAACCTATCTTGCAGTGGCCACGCAGATTACCGCAACAACGGGCTGGCAGTCTTCCCTGTATCTGCCACCGGGGCAATACGAGATTGTCATCGCCACCTTCTCCGCGAACTATGTCGCTGTGACCAGGGTGCCCATCGAATAAGAGGGTTCCTGTGCGCGCAACTGATAGTATCACCTTCTCCAATCTCTCCGCGAACTCTCCGGTGTTCAGTTTGTCCGGTGGAGTTTATTGCGCTACAGTGCTGGCCACGTGGGGCGGTGGCTCGGTTGTTTTGGCGGCTGTTGCCCAGGATGGTTCATTGACTTCTGTCACGATCGGAACCTGGACGGTAAACGCTTCTCGCGGCCAAACGTGGCTGCCCGCCGGCCAGTATCGCTGGGTCGTCACTACGGCCACGGGCGTGTACGCTAATCTTTGTCGCGTTCCGGTGGAGGGATAAATGCTTCTTGTCCCTGGCTTCGCAATTCCCGAAGACATCGTGAACCGCGCACTCCAGCATGTGGGTGCCGAACGCATTGTCACACTTGCGGACAATTCCAAGAACGCCAATGAATGCGCGTTCGTCTATCATCGCTTGCGCCAAGCGGAACTGCGGCGCAACAACTGGGACTTCGCCATTAAGCGGCGGATGCTCTACGCGATTACCCTCACCACGATGGCCTGGACGCCACCGACTTATAATCCCGCCACGACTTATCCTGTTGGAGCAGTAGTAGCCTATGACGATACCTATGGTGCCCGATTATACCTGTCTAACAAAGCAGGGAATGTCGGAAATACTCCCGGCACAGATGACGGTTGGGAAGATTATTTCGGGCAAGTCACGCCAGACATCTGGGCATCAGGTCAGAGTTACTGGGCAGGCGATGTAATTATCGCCCCAGCCACTGTCAATGCCGGGTCTCTGGTCGTTGGAGTTGGATACACCATCGCCACGCTTGGCACTAGCGATTTCACGCTTGTCGGAGCTGCTTTCAACACTGTTGGAACCCAATTCATTGCAACCGGTGTAGGCGCTGGCACCGGCACAGTCACTGGCGCAGGCACTGTGCCGTACATCTCTCTGCTCAACAGCAATCAAAACGCTCTTACTGTCCCAGGTGCCTGGGTAGCCGTCAACGGAACCCTGGCTCCGCTGGAACTGATCTATCCTGTTGGTGCCGGCCCGACCATTCAATCCGGCACCGACAACGTGTTCCCGCTGCCATACGGCTTCCTCCGCAAGGTCAACCAGGCGCCGCATGTTGGCCAGACCAGCATCTGGGGTGCGCCCTCTGCGACCATGATCACCGATTGGCTGATCGAGGGACGCTATATGATCGCGCCCGACACCGGCCCTATTACCTTCCGCTTCGTGGCAGACGTGACCTGGGTTCCCATGATGGACCCCATGTTTTGCGAAGGCTTCGCGGCGCGCATCGCTTTGGAAGTCTGTGAGGAGTTGACGCAATCCACAGAGAAGCTGACCAAGTGCGCGGGCATGTATCGCGGTGCAATCATCGAAGCCCGCCTGGTGAATGGCATCGAGGCTGGTCCCGAGCAAAGTCCGGAAGACGATTTTGTGACCTGCCGCCTCTGAAAGTAACTTATGCAAGGTAAAGCCGGGACAGGCCGTGGAGGCAAGTATCAGGGTCGCCCGTGTAAGCGAGGACATTCTGGTATCCGCTATAAAGCTGGCGGGGGTTGTGTTCAATGCATGAATGATCAGTCTTCGCATCAATGGAAGACTGATCCGGCATTTCGAGAACGGAAGCGGGTAGCATCTCGGCGAATTTATCCAACTACCTTAAGGAACAGAAATCTTCTGCGGGCTTATGGCATCACGTTAGCCCAATATGAAGTGTTGGCGGCATCGCAAAATTTCCTTTGTGCTATCTGTCATGGGCCTGAGAAGCTTGTTGTGGATCATGATCATCGTACCGGCCAAATTCGGGCTTTGCTTTGCCATAGATGTAATGTGGGCCTCGGGTCATTCTTAGATGATCCTGAGCGGCTTGATGCAGCCGCCCGCTATTTGCGGAGGATGTAGTCATGGCTCGTGCCTCAAATCTCCAAACCAACTTTCTAGGTGGCGAATGGTCCCCCTTCTTTCAGGGCCGCGCCGATCATAAGAACTACAAGACGGCGATGAATGTTTGCCGTAATGGCTACCCCGTGGAAGAAGGCGCTTGGGTGCGCCGCCCCGGCTTCCGGTTGCTTGGGGCCACTACCGCGGGCGCTTCGGCTCGCGCGTATGCGGTCGAGTTCACGGAAGATGAACCAATTGATGTCATCTTCACGGATGGCTTCCTGAATTTCATGTATGGCAATGCCCCGCTGCTGACGCCGGGCGTTCCCGCAGTTACCAGCATCTCGGCGGATACGCCAGCCATTCTTGACATCACTGCCAATACTTACAACTGGGCCACCGGAGATCAAGTTCTCTTCTTGTTCGGGGAGGGAACGGCCGGGTTCGTCGGGGAGCAACTTCGTGGCGGTCGCGTTTTCACGCTCACACAAGTAGACACTGCACTCTTCGCTTTGACGGACACCCTCACTGGGGCGCCATTGAACGGAGCCCCCATCAATACCTCTGATCTGTCCAACTGCGCTGTCGGCCGCCTGGCCCGAGTGGCCTCGCCGTTCACCGCGGGAACGTGGGTGCAATGCCGCATCGCACAGAACCAGGAATTCGGGCTTATTCTGGGAAGTTCGGAGCCACCCCAGGTGCTGACGATCCAGGGGTTTGCTCCGGTCGCCACGGAGTATGCGTGGCTCGGCCCGAACTACCCGATTGCCACGGCTACGATTGCGCTAATCCCCCTTGTCATGTTGGATGGGCCGTATCTCGATCCGGTGGTGGATAGTTCCAATACTCCCAGTGTCTTGAATTGGACCGGGGGCACTGTTACAGGACCACCTATTGTTGCAGGCGGGGGCACCTATGCGGGCGGCGCCGCGATTGGCGCGATCGTGGCGGTCAAACAGCCTCTGATGTCTGGGGTCACCTCTGGGCAATATGCTTTCTTTTCTTATACGGGCAAGCTTCCGAATTCGGCAGGTGGTGGCGCCGGATCAGCAACTGCGCCGGCCGGCTATATCTCGGACGGCAACGGGTGGGCTCCGGCTGATCCCACGGGCGTAGCTTCCCAGGCAACCGGCGTCTTCACCGTTACGGCCGGGTTCCAAGCGTGGAAAGTCCTGCAGTATTATCTCCCCAACAACTGCGTGTCAGTCAGCACGCAAGCCTATCAGTGCATCGAGGCCTGCGTTGGCATTAACCCTGGCACAACGAGTGGCTGGGCTACGTATTGGACTGCCATTGACAGTGGCTATGCGGTCACCGGCCTGGCCAATGCGACGGTCGGTTTTCAAGCGACGGATGTGGGCCGTATGGTTCGCATGTTGTCGCAACCTGCCGATTATGATCCCACGATCCTGTATGGGGATGGCACCTTGGTCATGTACGGAGATCAAGCGTACACTCATACTGGGGAGCATTCGGATGCGTGGGTTGGGAACATTACCAGTATCGCTGGCACGGCCGCGATCTCTCCCACAACCTTTACTGCTCCGCAATGGGGCACGATCCCATTCGATGCTTGGGGCAACTCACAAACCGGCACCCCGGATGCGGTGGCTTCCACCGCCACCATGAAACCAGGCTGGTCGCCCGTCACCAATGCGGCCAATTGGATTTGGGGGCGCATCACGGCGGTTGCCAGCACCTCGCAAGCCACGGTTACTCTTGATCCCGGCAGCGCCCCTATGCTGTCGCCGTTGAATTTCTTCCAGATCAACACTTGGCGCATGGGCGCCTTCGCAACCGGCGCCTGGCCTGCTAGTGGTTCCTTCTATGAAGGCCGGTTCTGGTTTGGTGGTGCCATTAAGAACCGCTTTGATACCTCTCAATCTTTGGGTTGGGTGCCCGGCAATACTGTGTTAACCATGGCTCCAACGGAAACGACTGGTGATTTGGAGACGGGCTACGCCAACGATGGCACCGTGACGGATGCGTGCGGCATCTCTTATACCCTGGAGAGCAAAGACAAGAACAACATCTTCTGGTTTGAGCCCGACAAGGAAGGGCTCCTCCTGGGCACGATTGGCGGGGAATGGATGGTGGCGGCCAGTGCGCTGAATGATCCCATCACACCCACCAGCATTCAGGCGAAACGGGTGACGAAGTACGGCTGCGCCGATATCGAACCGAAGCGCACCGGCATGGGCTTGGTGTTCATCCAGAAATTCCTGCATCGGGTTATGGAATTCTTGCCGCAAGTGTTCGTCGGCGGTTTCATCGCTCCGCATCTGAACGAAGCAGCCAAGCATCTCTCCACCAAGACATTGGTGGAAGTTGCTTATCAGGAAGAACTCACTCCTCTCTTGTGGTTCCGCACGGGCGTCGGGGCGCTTGTCGGCGCCATCTATCGGCGCATCAGCGCGTTCTTGACGGACGGCACCACAGTCATCGGCTGGCACCGGCATGATCTCGGGCGCGGGGATATTCTCACCAGCTTGAGTGTGAATGCTACACCTACGGGAACCCTCGATGCCCTTACCGTTATAACAAATAACGGCTCGAATTGGGTGCAAAAAGCCACCCAACTTTTTGATGAAGATGATGCTCTTGTAGACGCGTGGTTTCTGGATGCAGCACTTGTCCCGGATACGATCTTCCAGGATGTCGTTGGGGCCATCACAGGGGTTCGCTTGACGGGGCTTTGGTTCCTCGGGGGCCAGACGGCGACCATCACGATCCTTGGTTTGGATTGCGGCGACTTTCCTGTGGATGCCACGACCGGCACCGCCTTCGTGCCCTATGGTAGTGGGGTTGCGCCCGCGCTAATCGACT